TCTTTGACGGGATTAACACCAATAACCGTAACGCCATATCTATAACAGATGTATATGGAATGACAATACGAGACAATAAGTTTATGAACTGTACAAGGGATGGTGACCCTACATACGTTGGCGGTGCTTATGACACCTTTGACCCAACTAAAGGTAGCCCAATGCCCGGCGCTATAGATATAGAACCAAATACAGCGGACACTTACGTAGTATTAAATGATATACTTATAAGTCACAACACTTGTAGTAATGTAAGGGGTAACGTAGCTTGTATAGGTATGACCATGCCAATAGCTACAGAAGATTTTGATGACTTACCCCCTAGGAATATAACTGTTGAACATAATGTTATGGATGGTGTTGGTACTGGATTAAGATTCTCCCAAGTACAAAATAGCATAGTAACTAATGTACTTGCTCCTATGAATGTTAAGATGTTTAATAACACAGTAACAGACGCGACGGAAAGACCTTTCTGGTTGTTTGGTGTGCGTGGTGTTGACATGATGTTTAATCATTTTGAGAGGTGTGCAAATGCGGGAGCTATTGGTTGGGTGGCACCAGAAGAAAACTGTGACCAAGTAGTCTTATTTAGAAACTACTTTAGGCATTGTGGGACAGTTGACGGGAGTGTTATAACTGTATATAAATCAAGCCAACTAGACTTGATAGGTAACACGTTTGACAACTGTGGCATAACTGGCGGTGGGTTTGGTGTACTAATGACCTTCACGGGGGGTGCATCATCTGAGGTACGTGTAGAAAATAGTGACTTAATAAACAATGAAGGCTTAACTACAGGGGTGTTCTCCTTTGCTGGTGGGGGCTCTTTGGTGGCAGGAGATAACACTCTTAAGGGGAATAACTTCCTAGCCTTTGACACAAGCCTATTCACTGCTGACTTCACGGATTATGGTGAAGCTACTTTTGAAACTGGCATAACAGCTATAACAGGTGGGCAAGGTACAGCATACCCACTTTCTAAGGCAATGAATGTAGTCACTGTAGCGGCAGCCTTCGACTCTGTTAAGCTCCCAACTGCCTCAGGTAACGCGAGAGTTATAACAATTAATAATAGGACTGCTGTTTCAGTTCAAGTATTCCCTTTTGCTGGTGATGATTTAGGGCAAGGACTAAACGCCCCTGAAAGTATAGCGGCAGGTAACTCCAAGTCGTACAGGACTTATGACCCAAACAACTGGATTAAGACAACCTTCTAGGGGATATTATGGAAGTAGATAAAAGTAAATTTAAAGATAGTGGTGGTAGGCCTTTGACACAAGCGTTGTTCCTAGAGATAGGTTACACAGACAATGCTTACTACACCCTTAAAGAAGAAGACTACAAGTATAAGGGGTCGGTTTATCCGTCCCTGAAAAGGTTGTACTTAGAGCACGAGGATGTTACTGAGTATGACTTTGCTACTACGTATCTTATTAGTTGGCAACACTGGCAGCGTTTGTGTAATAATAAACAAGTGCGTAAGCACATAGATGAGTGGAGACTCGAATTAGAGCTTAAGCTACGCTCTGCTGGACTTAAGGCTATTATAGAAAGTGCCTTGGACGAGGACGGAGGCTTTCAAGCACAGAAGTACTTAGCTGACAAAGGTTGGGAAAAGAATAGTGCAGGTAGGCCTAAGAAAGACACCTCTGAACACGATGCCAAAGTGCAAGGTCTACTAGAGGATGATTTCTCTGCTGACATTATAAGGATGAAACGATGATGGAACAATGGCTAAAGGAAGCGTTTATAAAGGTTAAACGTATGCCTGAGGCGGCTAAGGAAGTGAGGGACAGGGCTGTAGATGATTTAGAGTTCTTTGCCCGCTTAGTCAACCCGGGGTATATGTATGGGGAAGTACACAAAGAAATATTTAGGTGGATGCAAAACTACAGTTTGTACGGACAAGGTGAGGATTTAACAAGCAACAAACTTGTAATGCTTCCTCGTGCCCATCTTAAATCACACATGGTAGCTACGTGGTGTGCTTGGATTATAACAAGACACCCTGAAGTAACTATACTTTATGTATCTGCTACAGCGGAGTTGGCACAAACTCAGCTATACGCTGTGCAGAATATACTAGGGAGTACTCTATACCAAAGGTATTTCCCAGAGTATATTAATCCTCAAGAGGGTAAACGTGAGCGTTGGTCTTCCGTTAAACTATCTATTGACCATCCAAAACGTAAAGAGGAAGCTATACGAGATGCAACAATCTCTACTGCTGGACTCACAACCAACACAACTGGTTGGCACGCTGATATAGTTGTAGCAGACGATTTGGTTGTGCCTGAAAACGCGTACACAGAGGATGGCAGGGAGTCTGTATCTAAAAAGAGTTCACAGTTTACATCAATACGTAATGCTGGAGGATTTACTATGGCCTGTGGCACTAGGTATCACCCAGTAGATATATACGACGTTTGGAAGAACCAAGTATACGATGTGTACGATGATGAGGGAATTAAAGTAGACCAGAAGCCAGTATGGGATTCTCAAGAGTATCGCGTTGAAGTTGATGGCATATTCACATGGCCTAGAGCTATAAGGACTGACGGAAAGGCCTTTGGGTTTGATATACAAACACTAGCTAGGATACGTGCTGAGTACAGTGATAGGGTGCAGTTCTTTGCTCAATACTATAATGACCCGTCAGACCCCGGGAGTGACCGAATAGGAAGGGACAAGTTCCAGTACTACAACTCAAGGCACTTAAAGAAAGAGGGCTCTAGGTGGTTCTACAATGGAAGGAAGCTTAATGTATATGCTGCTGTGGATTTTGCATTCAGTCTAACAAAGACTGCGGATTTTACAGCTATAGTTGTTGTTGGTGTTGACTGTGATGGCAACTACTACGTACTAGACATAGATAGGTTTAAGACTGATAAGACGCTGGAATACTTTAAACATGTTGCAGCATTGCACTCTAAATGGCGCTTCCAGAAGCTCCGTGCTGAGGTGTCAGTTGCACAGAAGGTGATTGTTAACAGTATCAAAGATTATGTACGTAAGGAAGGCCTAAGGCTATCTGTTGATGAGTTCCGCCCAAGCAGGGCAGAAGGAACCAAAGAGGAGCGCATAGCTGCCGCCCTAGAACACCTTTATGATAACCTACAGATGTGGCATGAGGAGGGTGGTTGGACAGCAGTGCTAGAAGAGGAATTAGTGTTAGCTCGACCTGCACATGATGATGTTAAGGATGCCCTTGCATCTGCCGTAGAGATAGCTGTTACTCCAGCCAAAAGTGCTGGGTCTAAAGTTAAAGATTTTTTCACACAAACAAAAGCAACCAGCCGTTTCGGCGGTGTAGCATTCTAAATAGGAATTTATATGAGCGTTAAAGTAGCAGAACTAGTGAGCTTGCTAGACAGGGATGATGCCTCTGCATGGGTATCTAACCTGTGGGATAAGTTTAACAACCAGCGGAGGGTGTGGGTGGAGGAGAAGAAGGAATTGCGTAACTACGTATTTGCTACCGACACCACGACAACTTCAAATAGTTCACTCCCTTGGAAGAACTCTACCACCCTACCTAAGTTATGTCAGATTAGGGATAACTTACACTCCAATTACCTTACAGCTATGTTCCCTAATGAGAACTGGTTACAGTGGGAGGCATCTACCAGAGATAGTAATAAGAAAGATATAGCTCTAGTCATTGAAGGATATATGGCTAATAAGTGTAGGAAGAGTGGATACAGAGCGGAAGTGAGTAAGCTATTATATGACTATATCGACTACGGTAACGCTTTTGTTACTACAACCTTTGAGACTAAGTTCAAGATTAATAGCTCGGGCGAGCGAGTTGTTGATTATGTTGGCCCCCGGTCCCATCGTATTAGCCCCTTAGATATAGTATTTAACCCTATGGCCTCCTCTTTTGAAGACACTTTCAAAATAGTTAGGAGTGTTAAAACTATTGGGGAATTAAAACTACTAGCAGTACAAGACCCTGACCAAACTTTCTGGGCGACTGCCTTAGAGCGTCGTCAAGAGATTCAAAACCGTATGGGCGGTTATAGTATAGAAGACTTCGATAAAGCCGTAGGATACTCTGTGGATGGCTTTGGCAGTTATTATGAGTACCTTCAGTCAGACTTTGTGGAGGTGTTAGAGTTCTACGGAGATTATCACAACCAAGAAACTGGTGAAGTACATAGTAACCGCCTAATAACAGTTGTTGATAGGAGTGTGGCTGTACGTGATGTAGACATTCCAACGTACACAGGTAAGCCAGCTATCAGGCACGTTGGCTGGAGGTTACGTCCAGATAACTTGTGGGCTATGGGGCCGCTAGATAATTTAGTAGGTATGCAATACCGCATTGACCACCTAGAAAATCTAAAGGCTGATGCAGCCGACTTAATTGTTCATCCACCGCTAGTCATTGTAGGTGAAGTGGAAGAGTTTGATTGGGGTCCGGGTTGTGAGATTCACATAGATGAGCAAGGCAGCGTAGGAGAAGTCTCTAAGAGCCTCTCTGGCCTTATACAAGCTACAAATGATATCCAACTATTAGAGGATAAGATGGAGTTGTTTGCAGGGGCTCCTAGGGAGGCTATGGGTGTACGTAGTCCGGGAGAGAAGACAGCATTTGAAGTTGACCAACTAGCTAGCGCCGCAGGTAAGATATTCCAAGAGAAGGCAACCACCTTTGAACTACTGCTTATGGAGCCTAACTTAAATGACATGTTAGAGATTTCACACCGCAACTTGAGTAGTATAGAGAGTATCAGTGTACTCGATAGTGAGTTAGACGCCACCATATTCATTGATATAACTAAATCTGATTTAGGTAGTGATGGAGTTATACACCCAGTAGGGGCTAGGCATTTTGCTGAACAGGCTAGATTTGTGCAAGAGTTTGTGGGTTTATCTAACACGGCTGCTTTCCAATTTATGCAACCACACATCTCTAGTAAAGCTTTGGCATCTGCATTCGGCTCAGCACTTAATGTAGAGAAGCTTGGCATCTTTAAAGCTAATGTGGCTATTGAGGAGCAGATGGAACAGCAGAAGCTACTACAAGGCGCACAAGAGCAACTAGATGTTGAAGCGGCACAGGAGCCACAATCATAATGAAAAAATTATGGACACAGGGATTAGAGGAGGACGCATCCAAGGAGATGCGCTCTCACTTCGCATCCTCTGCAATCTTACGTAAAAGGCTTACTGAAATACTTATAGAAAAGGAGAGGGAAGTTAGTAAAGCTGGGCGCTCTAAGGGTGGTTATGACTGCCCTAATTGGGCTTATAAGCA